TTAATACTTACTGTAATGATATTGCATTTGCTGTTCGGCAACCAGTGATTGCGGCTGCTCAGTTTCCTGATAGCCGAACCATTCACGGGGAGCTTCTTTAGTGTGCCGATTATCTGACAGGAGATAAGCCAGCCGCTTCTGAAATTGAATACCTGCTTTACGCTGTTCGTAAAGCTCCAGCCTTCTTTCCGCGAATTTCTTTGTAACGCGGAACGCGGAAGCAATCATGGAAACAGCGTGGCTTCTCCACTGCGGAAATTCCATTTGTAACAGCATAAAGGTCGGCACACAGAAGTGATACATAAATTGATTGGCTTGAAATTCCTGAAGCTCTCTAAAAAGCTTGTTCATATGAAAGTGATTGCCGGCGTGCTTTAACACGTGGCACAGCTCATGCGCAAAGTCCTCCCATTGCTCCTCTGCGGATTGCCTTTGATTTAAGACAATACTGTACATTCCATCATGCTTCACCATCATACTTCCTGTGTCTTCAAAATGAACCCAAATATCAAGTTCTCTTGCAATTCTCAGCATGTCAATGTGCTGAGGAGAAGTCATTCCCAGACGGCAGTATACATTTTTTACGTATTCCTCCAGATGTGATAAGTAATCGCCCAATTGAATACCTCATTTCGAACATATGTTCCGTTTTGTGTGAGAAAGAAAAGCCCTGTTACAGGACTGAAAAAGTTTGTAGAAATCTTTCCCTTTTCTTATAAAAATAAACACCATTCTTTATATCGGCCTATTTATCATATTATTTAGAGAACGAAGGACATTTATTTATTTTTCGGTTTTCGGTTTTTCTCTTTTTCTTTTAAATAGTTAATGAATTCGATCGCTTGCTGCTTGCTTTCCGGAGAAAAGTCCCGCATATCCCGATAAGCGATCTGTAAATCCGGGTCTGAAAAGATGTCATCGTCAGACTTTTTTTCTTTTCCGGTCAGCAAATAATCGGTTGTCACTTGAAAGTAATCGGCCAATTTTTGCAGTGTTTCATAATCAGGTTCGCTGCGGCCGTTTTCATAGTGAGAATATCTGGCGCGTGATACACCGATATGGTTTGCGATTTCTTCTTGTGTTTTTTTTCCTCTGAGACTCTTCAATCTGCCGCCTATCATCGTATGACCTCTCTTTTTGGAAACTCCCTAAGTTACTCTTATTATAGATACAAACGGTATCAAAATAAATGATTGATAAAAAAAGTATCAAAAATAACTTGATGATACGTAATGTATCGTTTATAATCAAAAACATAGAGATACAAGACGTATCAAACAAAGAAAAATTTTGTATCAGGAGGCGGGTAAATGAATCCGATTAAAATTGTTTTTAGTCAAAATCCCATAGATCAGCAGCACCTTGGAAAGACAGGCGGATCAATCACATTCACGTCGAACGGCCATCCTGTATTTCAATTTGAAAATCGTGCGCAATACGAACTGTATTTGCGATTGAAGAAGGCGGGGGAGCAAGGTGGAGAGGAATAAAAGCTATCCGTTTTTCACATATTCAGGACTATTGAATTCAGAACATTATGACAAAATGGGTTCGGCTGTGTGGCTGTTTCTGTGGTTTATCAGCTCAACGACTAAAGAGAGAAGAAAAGATGGCGTGAACTGGGGCATTGTGCTGGGGCATAAGCCGTTAAAAGCAAAGGAGATGGCGGACGTATTCGGAGTCAGTGAAAAAACCGTCAGAAGATGGCTCGACCAGTTGGAAAAGAACGGTTACATCATGGTGAGGCGTGCGCCGTACGGAGTAATGATTTCAGTCCGGCATTCGAAAAAGTTTATTCCCAGAACGGACAAGCAAGACCACTCTGACGCTATTGAGCGGACAAAGATGCTGCAAAGGGCGGACAATAACGTCCTGTCTGATAAAGATAACACAATGATTCATACTGCTGCTGATAAAGCGGTTGATGCCATAGCAAACCATTTTACAGAGCTGAGATCTGCGCAAGAGGGGCGCACTGTATACCCTTCCTCTCGTGATTATCAAGCCATCGCCCGAATTGTCGGCCGGGGTGTTCCCGTGCTGCAGACAATCAAATGGCTTGACCAATGTTTTGATGCTTTTGAAAAACGGCGTACAAGTGCCGCGGAAACAATAAAGGCCTTCAGTTATTGCGCGAAATTCATTGATGACCGATTTTCCGCTCAGCAAGTGAAAAAAGGCTTCATGCCTTTAAAAGAAAGGAATATGCCAAATGACCAAACGAACGCTCGAACAAATCCTTGTCGAACTGAGAAGCGGAAAACGTCCATTACTGGTGAACAAATCGGACGAATCAGACGAAAACCGTTATGATTGTCCGGTTTGCAAGGACCAAGGGGGCTTTCTCAAAAAACAAAACGGACAGGACATATGGGCGGTATGCGGCTGTGTCGGTGAACGAAAAGCAAGGCGGCTGCTCGGCGCAAGTGAAATTACCGCTGAATTCAGCAAGCTGAGCTTTGAAGGTTTCCATACGGCAGGGAAGCCTCAGGCAGTGATTGATGCGTACGAGTGTGCGGCCGAATTTGTTGAACACTTTCAAGACATACAGTCCGCACGCAAAAACAGTATAGCTCTTTTAGGGCAGCCCGGCTCAGGTAAAACGCATTTGCTTACAGCTGCTGCCAACCGGCTGATGAAAAAGCAGCACGTTCCTGTCGTATATTTTCCGTTTGTGGAGGGTTTTACTGATTTGAAAAATGATTTCGATTTGCTGGAAGCAAAGCTCAGCCGTATCAAACAGTCCGGCGTTCTGTTCATTGATGATTTATTTAAGCCTGTCAACGGAAAGCCGAGAGCTACTGACTGGCAGATTGAACAAATGTATTCAGTCATCAATTATCGCTACTTAAATCATAAACCGATTCTCCTTTCAAGCGAACTCACCGTCGAAGAACTTGTGAGGGTGGATGAAGCGCTCGGGACAAGAATCTATGAAATGTGCAGCGACTACTTAGTGATTATAAAAGGAAACGTATTTGATCTGAACCATAGATTGGAGGGCATCCGGTAATGTGCAGGCTGTGCAAAAACAAAAAAGTGATCGTTGAATCGACAAGCATTGGAGCCGTTTTTAGGCCATGCCCGAATTGCAAGGCCGGCTCTGATTTGACACCTGTTATTGCGTATTTGGAACAGGTGATTGAAGCCGGGAAAGCGAGGCTGAATGCTCTTGATTAAGCTTATCAAGACCTTGTTATATCTGTTTTTTCAGGCGAAACGAAAGGAAAAAGAAATTGAAGAATGGTATGAAGATGACGGAAAGTGAGGATCAAGTGCAAAATAAACAATGGAAAAGCAGCCCCGCTCCGTGGCAGGCAGTCTCGGGCGGCGAATCAAAACCGATCTATATTTATTCTGCTTACAGTGAAGAAGATAAGGGGAGATTCCCTTATTCAAACGGCAGGCTGATCGCAGCTGTGTTTGACCTCAGCTCGTACTCGCAAGACGGAAATGCACGGCTCATGGCTTCAGCGCCTGAGCTATTGGAAGCGGTAAAGGACGCGCTCGATTTTCTGAAAGGCGAGTCGCCGGACTGCAAACACGTTGTCATAGATAAGCTTGAACGGGTGAAGGAAAAAGCAGAGGACACACAAAAACGGGGGAAAATAAATAATGAATCCTAAAAAACTTATAAACATAGATACTATCACACTCGCAAGCCAGCTTGAGGATGGGAAGGTCCGCGTGATTATTGTCGACGGATTAAAGGGAGAAGCCTGGCTTACAGAAGCGCCGGAGCACGGAAAAACCCTTGTCGAAACAAGAAAAGGAGACCTGGCCCGCGTCGATTTTGAAATTGGCTACAAATTGAATTAAAGCTTACACAAAAGAATATGTCCAAGACGGAAAGCCTGAGGACACTGATCAATTGCACAAAATCTGTGCGTTGATTGGTGTCCTTTTTTTGTTCCGAAAATGAGGAGGATAACAGAATGGAAGACTTATTATTTGAATACAAACGCACATTGAAACAGACAAGAAAGCTGTATAAACAGCTTGGAGAAGCTGACGAATCAGAGCTGTCCGCTGAAAAGCTAAAAGATAAAAAAATTATCAGAAGCATCATTACGGATTTAGAATATGTGACAGAATGGCTGGAAAAAGGAAGGCAGCCAGGAATCCGAAGAGCCATCGACCGCCGCGACGCCTATCAAAGGCTGCTCATTAAAGATCCGAGAATCATCGAATCTTTTTCCTCGGCTATTGATTTCGAGCCGGACGGACAGGTGTCTGACGAAGACCGCCGAAGGATAAAAGAAGCATTATCATTGTTAACGGAACGGGAAAAAGAAATGTTTCTTTTGCATAAGGTGGAATGCTTTTCATATGAACGGATCGCCGCGCTTTTAGGTGTGAAAAAATCAACCGTACAAACCACCATCAAACGGGCCTTATTAAAGATTCATAAACAAAAAGTGGAAAGAAAACTGTCTTTAGCTTAAAAAGCTGTCATACGTTTGCCACCTATAAGTGAATAGAGCATGAAACAATAAGCGGCTGAGCGTTCAGCCGCTCTTTTTAATAGAAATCTATTTCGGAGGTGGCGGTGATGGCGTAGCATGAAAACACAACAGCGAGAGAAAGCATTTAACATTTATCAAAAATATCAGGGCGATATCACAAATCGAGCCATTGCCGAAAAAATAGGCGTTTCCGCTAAAACAATAGGAATATGGAAGAAACAGGACAAGTGGAAGGCATCCTTGTTCTCGAAAGCAGCAAGCAAAGGCAAACATCGTCTGCAAATTGACAATGATGAATTAAATGAACGCCAGCGCTTGTTTTGCCTCTATTATGTGAAAAGCTTTAACGCGACACAATCAGCAATCAGAGCGGGATATTCCGCTGACAGCGCCCATGTCACAGGATGCAGGCTGCTAAAATATGAAAAAGTCGCCGCTGAAATCAAAAGGATCAAAAAAGAGATGGTCAATGAAGTTTTCATTGAAGCGATGGATGTGCTGCAAGTGTATGTCAAAATCGCATTCGCTGATATTACAGACTACGTGACCTTCGGAAAAAAAGAAGTACAGGCTTTCGGAAAGTCAGGTCCGTTGTTTGATGAGGATGACAATCCGATCATGAAGGAAATCAGCTTTGTCGATGTAAAGGACTCAGGTCTTGTAGACGGAACAATCGTGACAGAAGCAAAGCTTGGAAAAGAAGGAATTGCGATTAAGCTGGCTGACAAGATGAAAGCGCTGGAAAAGCTGTCATTATACTTTGATTTATTCCCTGATCAATTTAAGCAAAAGATTGAAAATGAAAAGCTGAAGCTTGCAAAACAGAAGCTGGATCAGTCAGATGAGGGCGAAAATCCGGTTGAAATCATGATAACGCGCAAAGAGGAGAAAGCATGATTGTAAAAGAAGTCAATCCTCATTTTGAAGAGTACTTGTTCAATTGGAATGAAACATATCAATTTCTCGTCGGGGGCTATGGATCGTCAAAGAGCTATCACACCGCGCTGAAAATCCTTCTGAAGCTGTTAAAGGAAAAACGGACAGCGCTTGTGATTCGCGAGGTGTTTGACACCCATCGTGATTCCACCTTCGCGCTCTTTGAAGAAATCATAGAGGAGCTCAGTCTGAATCGGGCGGTGACTCCGCTTTCTTCACCGCTTCAGCTGCGATTTGCAAACGGCAGCCGCATCATGTTTAAAGGAATGGACAACCCTGCGAAATTAAAATCCGTTCATAATATTTCTTTAATATGGATTGAAGAGTGCTCTGAAGTGAAGTACGAAGGTTTTAAGGAGCTGATCGGCCGTTTGCGCCATCCAAAGCTTGACCTTCATATGATCTGCACAACAAATCCGGTCGGCACATCCAATTGGACGTACCGGCATTTTTTTCGTGACGAGCGGAATAAGCGTTATATATTGGACGATCAAGAGCTGTACAAGAAACGCACAATTGTTTCTGGGGACACGTATTATCATCATTCCACCGCGCTTGATAACTTGTTTCTTCCGGAGAGCTATGTGAAACAGCTGGACGGATTGAAACGGTACGATCCTGACTTATACAGGATTGCCCGCCAAGGCCGATTCGGCGTTAACGGCGTTCGCGTCCTGCCGCAATTTGAAGTCCTGCCGCACGAACAGGCTGAGGAATGCATCGCAAACATCAGCCGGCCGATTTTTCGGACGGGAATGGATTTTGGCTTTGAAGAATCCTACAATGCCGTCATTCGGCTTGCCGTTGATCCTGAGAAAAAGCATCTGTACATTTACTGGGAGTACTACAAAAACAAAATGACTGATGACCGTACGGCTGAGGAGCTTCGCGAGCTTGCCGAGAAACAGGAAGTCATTAAAGCTGATTCCGCAGAGCCTAAAAGCATCCAATATTTCCGCCAGCAGGGCTTTCGCATGGTAGCAGCCAGGAAGTTTCAGGGGTCACGTTTGCAATATACAAAAAAGGTGAAGCGTTTCAAGAAGATTATCTGCTCAGACCGCTGTCAAAATGCGATCTATGAGCTGCAAACGTTAACCTATGCAAAAGATAAGGACGGAGCGCTGATTGAGGATGAGTTTACCATTGATCCGCACACATTATCTGCGATCTGGTACGCGCTTGATGACTATGAAGTGGCCGATTTAAAAGAATCGTCCAGTGAAAGGACCCGTCCGAATCGAGAAAGGAGGAAATAAAAGTGCCGCAAAACCAAACAGTCAGGGCCACCGTATTAAAAGCAAATGCCTCAGCTCCAAAGACGAAGCAGCTTTATGAAGACCAGTTCTCTGATATGTATGGAGAAGACATTATCGCTCCGCCCTATAACATCACCGAGCTGAAAACGATCGCCGAATATTCTACGATTCTTCAGCAGTGCATAGATGCGTACCGGGTCAATATTACCGGCTTCGGCTTCGATGTTGAGTATACATTTGACATTAACGGCTCAGATGTCAACCGGGCAAAAAAGAAAAGAGCGGAAAAAGATTGGTCACGGCTTGAAGCGTTTTACCGCTGCCTTCATTTTGATGAATCAGCTGAAGTGATTTTAGGCTATGCTATTGAAGACAGGGAGAAAACGGGGAACGGGTTTATGGAAGTGCTCCGGGACGGAACTGGAAAACCGGCCGGCATTGAATATTTAGATGTAAAAAACATGCGGGTATGCGGTGTGTCGGAGCCTGTTGAGGTGATGTTTACATACCAGGAAAACGGCATACCGAAGACGATCAAAAGGCAAAAACGTTTTCGCAAATATGTACAAATGATAAACGGGCAAAAAGTATTTTTTAAGGAATACGGAGACCCGCGCAACATGGACATGCGAACGGGAGAATATGTGAAAACGCTGTCTGAGGATTTTCAGGCAAATGAAGCAATTCACCTCAAAATTGGCAGCGGCTCATACGGTGTGCCCCGATGGGTGGGAAACATCGTCAATTTATATGGCGCAAGAAAAGCGGAAGAACTCAACTTCATGTATTTTAAGCAGGGACGCCATGTGCCTGCTGCGATTACAGTCGAAAACGGAATGCTGTCCGAAGCTTCGTATAAAGAGCTGCAAGACTATATGAATGATCTTGAAGGAGTCGAAAACGCGCATAAATTTCTCCTCATTGAAGCTGAAGGCATTGCCAAGGAAAAAGACCTGCACGGAGGAGAAGACATTACCCCTGTTTCCGTCGAAATCAAGTCGCTTGCGGAAATTTTGCAAAATGACGCGCTGTTTTTGGAATACGATGACAAAAGCAGAAATAAACTCCGCTCCGCCTTCCGTCTGCCGCCGCTCTATACCGGCGAGGCGCAAGAATATAACCGGGCGACAGCCGATACGGCCAGAAAAATAACAGAAGAGCAGGTGTTTCAGCCGGAGAGGAAAATTCTCGTCAACAAACTGAACACGCTTCTTTTGCCGGAATTGGATATTCATGACGCAAGGCTAACATTAAAAGGACCCGACTTTCGTGATCCGCTTGAGATCGCAAAAGTGCTGGGTCCTTTTATTACGGCTGGTGCAGTTTCTCCTAATGATTTAAGAGATCTTGCCGGACGGGTGCTCGGCAAAACCCTTGAGGAATGGCCGGAAGACATCTACAACAGACCGGCTGCACAAGACGTCGAGCCGCAGGACCAATCCGCTCTTTTACAGGACGTAAAGGAAAGCATTGAAAGTTTAAAAAAGTCCTGAAAGGGGGTGAAAGCAACAGGTGCCGAGAGAATTGAAAAATGCCAAAATCAGCTTTGTGAGCTATGTGGACAAAGCTGCTAATCAGACGGAGTTTTTCTTTACGAAGTCTGCCGGGCCTCCGGCATTTGAGAAAGAAGTCCGGCTATTTACCAAAAGCGGGAGTGAGGAACAAAAACTCGTGTATGGGATCGTTTACGAACCGGATGTGCCGGATGCGCACGGCGATTATATGACGGCTGCAGAAATTGAAAAGGCCGCCCACGGTTTTCTCGCGGAGGCCCGCAATATCGACATCAACCACAATTTTCAAAGCGGAACTGGCGAAGTGGTCGAATCGTATGTGGCGCCGGATGATTTCCAGATCGGCACAAGGCTGATTAAAAAGGGCTCTTGGGTGCTCGTGACAAGAGCTGCCGATGAGGTATGGGAGCAAATCAAAGCAGGTGTCATCACAGGATACAGTATGGCGGGCACTGCGGATACGCATGAAGAAGAGCCTGATGAAAAAGCATCCGGATTGATGGGTGTATTCAAGCAGCTGCTGCCTGATCGCGACAGTCAAAGAGGACTGAAAACCAGATTTCAGAAAATGGGGGAGGACACCAAGGATATGAAAAAGGAAGACATGAAAGAATCCATTGAACATGCATTGTACCCGTTGTTAAAGCGGCTTGATGCAATCGAAAAAAATACAGAAGCAGCGGAAGAAAAACCGGAGCAGACAGAAGAGGAAGAGCGTCTGAAAAAGCTTGTGGAAGATATGCTCGCCCCGCTTGTCGAACGCATTGAAGCGCTGGAAAAAACAAGAGGCGCATCTAAACAGACCGCCGATGACGGCAACGGGAATGCAGAACAAATCAAAAAATCAATTTGGAGCGGACTGCTGTAAACCAGTCAGGAGGAGGAAATCAATTTGAGAAATCAAGACATCATTCAAAAAGCGGAAATGTCGCTTTCAGCATTAAAAAGCGGAGGGCTTATGAACCCTGCGCAAGCATCGGCATTTATCCGTATGGTGCAGAACACACCTACGATTTTCAGCGAATCCCGTGTGATTCAAATGGAAAACGATTCACAAAAATTTGAGAAAATCGGCTTCGGCCAGCGCATTTTGCGTGCTGCTGAAGAGGGCAAGGCTTTATCAAATGACGAGCTGACTGTTCCTTCAACGAGCACGGTACAGCTGAACACAAAAGAAGTCATTGCGGAGATTAATATTACGTATGACACGCTGGAAAACAACATAGAAAAAGACGGGCTTCAGCAAACCATTATGCAAATCCTGGCGGAACGGGCGGCTGTTGATATCGAAGAGTTGATTGTAAACGGTGATACTGCTTCCAAGGATCCATACCTCGCACAGCTTGACGGAATCCGTAAACAGGCGGTATCTCACATTGTTGACGCGGCTGGTGAAGAGCTTTCCAGAGGTACATTTAAAAAAGGGCTGAAGGCCGTCCCGCCGAAATATTTGCGTATCCCGCAGGAATTCAGATTCTTTACGTCTCACGGAATGGAAATTGAGTGGAAAGACCGGGTGGCGGATCGTCAGACGAATTTAGGGGACCTCGCCGTTCAAGGCGGATTGTCTACGGCATTCGGCGTACCGGTCAAGGGAGTGTCCAATATTCAGCCTTATACGGTTGGCGAAGGAGACGCGCAATATGATGCGTCTGATATCATTTTGACTCATCCGAAAAATATTATTCTAGGCTTCTCTCGCAATATTAGAATCGAAGTGGACAAGGATATTCGCTCTCGTAAATTTATTATTGTGTTGACGGCAAAGCTTGACAGTAAATTCGAAGAAGAAGACGCTGTCGCAAAATTGATTAACGTGAAAGAATAAACCGGAAATGGGGTTGTCAGCTTATGCTTATTGAACCGACTGACGTTGCCTCTTATTCAGTCTTTGAACAGGTGCAAAACAGACCGGCGCATTTGCTTACGCAGGATATTATCGAAGCTGAGGCGGAGGCGGCAAGAATCACAGGCCATCATTTTACGGATGCCGTTTATGTTCCGCTTCCCGACAAAGCCAGACTTGCTTTGCTTAAGCTCGCCCAATATTTTGCGCTGGTAAACAGCGATGAAACGAGTGTTTCAAGCTATCAGTCTGAAAAAATGGGAGACTATTCTTACGCCATCTCAACAAATGGCGGTATTCAAAAGCCTGACGTATATAACCTGCTTCAGGAGTACATTGCTGCCGGATATTCTCCTGCGTCCTCCAAACTCAAGGTGCGGACGCTATGAGCTATACACGGATGCTTGTTCATCGTTGTGATATTTATCATGAAACGGCCGCACCGGCACCAAGCGGGAAGTTCGGAATTCCGGCGAACAAGCTTCAGCCTGTTTTTACTTATCCGGACACGCCTGATGAACAGAATGTGCCCTGTTATTTCACAGAAAAACAGCAACTGCTGATCCAGCAGCTTCCGAACCATACGGTTTACCGCAGCTTTCTCGTCCACTTTCCATTATCAGCGGATGTTCGTGTAAACGACAAGGTGATATGGGATGGTGTCGGTTATATTTTGGAGTTGCCGAAAAAGCTGAGAAACCACCATTGGGAAGTCACTGCTGTCAGGGATGAAAGCCTATGAAAATCAAAGGGCTTTCAAAATTAAACGCCTCACTGAAAGAAGCCGCATCCGGGGGATTTTCCCGTCAGGCTGCCAAATGGCTGGAGCAATCCGGACAAGACTTTCTGGATATGGTGCAAGACGAACTGATCAGTTCCCAATCCATTGATACGGAGAGGCTGTTTTCTTCATTTCAAAAAGGGGACGCCGATCATATTTGGATCGCAGAAAGCGGCGGCTTATCCCTTGAAGTCGGTTCGAACCTTGAATATGCATCGTTTGTGAACGACGGCCGCTGGACAACTGAAGGCGACGGCGTGAAATGGGTGCCGGGTTACTTTCAAGGCGCGCGGTTCGTCTATGATCCTGCCTCTTCAACCGGAATGGCGCTTAAGAAAAAATGGGTCAGCGGCACAGGCTATTGGGACAATGCGCTTATTTTATTTGAACAGGTATTTGCGAAGTCATTGGAGCAAAAATTGCGTCAATGGCTCAAGACATTGTAAGGAGGAATGGGATGAACAGTGAAACAGGATCAATTATGGCTTTTTTCTATAAGCAATGGCCTGTCCCGATTTATGACAGCGAACTGCCTGATCATTTTCAGATTCCGTCATTATATGTTCCCGTTCCTTCTGTTTTTGAAGAAACCGATTCGGTATCAACCTTCAAGAAAACCTACAGCCTCAATATGAAGCTGTTCCACACGGATTCCGCCCTGGCGCTGAAAGAAGCAGACCGGCTCGCCGACACAGTCAGAGAGTGCAGAAATATCGTTCCGCTGCTTGATGAGTCAGGCGCTGAAACAGGTGATTTTATTCGGATTACACGGATGGAAACGAGGGTTGGAGACAGAGGCGAGGCGGTGATGACCGTCCGCTGGAGCAGCCGGTATTACTATCAAAAGACGGAACAGCCTGTTTTGCAGGATATTGATATAAACAGCGGGGTGAAGTAAAAGTGAAAAAAAACAATACCATAAAGGCTGGAAAAACTGAGGGAACAGAAGCTCTTTTTGCCACAGCCGATTTAACCAAGCACGCAAAGGAGCTTTTCGGCGTAAAACCGGAAATTCTCCTGGGGGCTTTATTCGGCGTGCAAAAAACACATATGACAAAATCAGAAGTGCGTAAGTACATCCAAACATTTTTAACCAAGGAGGTCATGTAGTATGAATGGCGGAACATTTACAACAGGCAAAGAAAAAGATCGTGCAGGCATTTATTTTAACTTTAAAACAACGGCACAGGAACGGGTATCACTCGGTGAACGGGGGACTGTAGCGCTTCCTGTCGCATCAAACTGGGGAGAGGCCAAAACCTTTGTGTCCATTTCAAGTGTGGAAGATCTGAATAAAAAGGTAGGTCTCAGTATTGAAGATCCGTCTTTGCTGCTTTTGCGTGAAGCGAAGAAAAATGCGCAAACGGTACTGATGTATCGCCTGACAGAAGGTGTCCGTGCGTCCGCGGATATCGCAGAAGGCGTAAAAGCGACCGCTTTATACGGAGGCTCAAAAGGAAATGACATCATCATCCGTGTCAATGAAAATGTGCTTGATTCCCAAGCGTTTGATGTCACCACCTATATGGACGAATCCGAAGTCGATAAGCAAACAGTCAAGAAAGCAGAAGAGTTAACGGCAAACGGCTATGTTTCCTTCACAGGAGCAGGCGATCTGTCCGCCTCAATTCCTTTGACAGGCTCGGAGGAAGAATCAACAGGGGGTACATTAAGCGCGGCAGCCGGCATCCGTTTGTCGGGCGGGACTGATAAAACGCCTGTGAACTCGGATTATACTGATTTCTTAGCCGCTGCTGAAACAGAAAACTTCGATGTGATCGCGCTGCCGGTTGCTGATAACGACCAGCTGAAAGCGACGTTTGCCGCTTTCATTCAACGTCTGCGCGACGGCCAAGGGCAAAAGGTGCAAGGCGTAACAGCCCATTACCATGGGGATTATGAAGGCATTATTAATGTGACAGAAGGGGTGCTCCTAGAGGACGGCACAGAAGTAACAGCCGAGAAAGCAACTGCTTGGGTTGCGGGCGCAAGCGCCGGTGCCACTTTCAATCAATCCCTGACATTTGTGGAATACGAGGGAGCCGTTGATGTGTTAAACCGCCTTGATCACGACAGCATTGTCGAGCGCCTTGGCAAGGGTGAATTTCTCTTTACGTATGACGCGCGCGATAAGTCCGTCAGCGTAGAAAAAGACATTAACTCATTAACGACTTTTACAGCTGAGAAAAACAAAAAGTTTGCGAAAAATAAAATTGTCCGTGTGCTTGATGCGGTTAATAACGATTTAACACGTGAGCTGAAAGCCTTAATTAAATCAAGGAAAGGCAGCGGAAGCGATATTCCGGCATCAGAGGACGGGCTTCAGTATGTGAAAACAATGATTACTCAATACATGACCACTCTTCAGGATGCGGACGGCATTACGGATTTTGATTCAGATGAAGATATTTCAATTGCTTTGAATGAAGACCGTGACGGCTTCCTCATTGATCTCGCCGTGAAACCTATGGACGCAGCAGAAAAATTCTACTTTAACGTGGAGGTAAACTAAAATGGCATTAAAAGCACAAAATACAATTTCAGGTAAAGAAGGCCGCTTATTTCTCGATGGAGAAGAAATGGCGCACATTAAAACCTTTGAAGCAAACGTGGAGAAAAACAAATCTGAAGTTAACATTATGGGACGCCGAATGACAGGCCATAAAACAACAGGCGCAAACGGAACAGGCACAGCGACGTTTTACAAAGTCACATCAAAATTTGTGATCCTCATGATGGATTACGTGAAAAAAGGCAGTGATCCTTATTTCACCCTGCAGGCTGTGTTAGATGATAAATCTTCCGGACGAGGCACGGAACGAGTCACGCTTTACGACGTAAACTTCGACTCCGCAAAAATCGCCAGCCTCGATGTAGATTCAGAAGCATTAGAGGAAGAAGTCCCGTTTACATTTGAAGATTTTGACGTGCCGGAGAAGCTTGCAGATACTTTTTAATTGAATGGCTTTCAGATGAAAACAGATCTTCTGCTAAGAGGGTCTGTTTTTTTAAAAACATATAAAACTAACGATCAGAGGAGTTTTTAATATGAGCGAAAAAAACGAACAAGTATATGATCTCTCTTTCTTTATGCCTGGAAAAACAATTGAAGCTGAGGAAATTAAAGTGCCGATTTCAAAGCGTTTTGTTGATAAAAAAGGGAATATGGTGCCTTTCACTTTTAAAGCGATCACAACAGAGCGCATTGACGAATTGGAGAAGGAGAGCACAACCTATAAAAACGTTAAAGGTAAAGGGCGTGTAAAAGATTTAGACAGCCAGCGATTCTATGCGCGCATCGCGGTAGAATCTACGATTTACCCAGATTTCCGTTCCAAAGAGCTTAGAGAAGCGTACAAAACAGCTGATCCGGTAGAGGTAGCAAAACGTATCCTTTCCGTCGGCGGTGAATATGCGAATTGGTTAAACAAAGCAATTGAGATTAATGGATTTGAAGATGAATTAGAGGATCTGGAAGAAGAAGTAAAAAACTAGTCGAGGATGGGCATAAAGAAGCCGTGTATCTCTATTATGCGATGCACGAGCTTCATTATTCTCCATCAGACTTATTAGAATTGTATGAAGCACCGAGACATTTCAAGGCTCTTTTATACGGATTGATCAGCTATAAGCTGGATGTCCTTGAAAAACAAGCAAAGAAAGGAGGAGCATCGTAATTGGCAAAGCTGACAGCTCGTTTTGAAATGGAAGATCGTGTGAGTAAGAAAATAAGAAAAATCCAAAATGGATTTAGAGCGCTTGAGAAATATAGAAAAATGATGAAGCGTAAAAACTCAATTGATATACGAAAAGAAAGCAAATTCGTATTGAAAACAATTGACCGCATACAAAAATCAATGAAAACAAAGCTGGGCGCTCAAATGATCTCCATTACAGCTGAAGATGGAGCCAGCGCCGTGATTCAACAGGTCCAAGTTCAATTAGCGGGTCTGCCTGCGTCTTTATCAATAAAAATTGGAGCAAGTGATCACGCAACAAAAAAATTTGAAAGATTACGAGAAACGGTTGCGGGATTCAAAGGCTTTACCATCAGGCTGAGCGCGGATGACCAAGTGACACCGGCCATTCAAAAAATCAAACGGTATATGCAAACCGCGTTAAAGAATGGCTACTCAGTCACCATACGTGTTATCGACCATGTGATGAAAACAGTCGGGCGTATCTCAGCAGGCATTGATGCCCTTACCGGAAAAGACAACAGCATTGAGCTAACCATCAATGAGAAAGTATCAGAAAAGCTGGCGTCATTACAGAAAAAAATTGCGGAGATCGGAAACATAGCGCCTGCGGCGAAAGGAGCTTCTCCTGCAGCAGGCACTGGGGGAAATGCAAGTGAGATCGCCATCAAGTTTGATCCAGGACCGATTCTGACAGAGCTGGACAAATTTGCAGAATCATTTATGAAAAAAGTGGATGAGATCGCAACAAAGTTCAGCCCGGAAACGATTTTGACAGAGCTGGATAAATTCACAACATCATTCATGAGCAAGGTGGATGAGATCGCGACGAAGTTCAGTCCGGAAACGATTTTGACAGAGCTGGATAAATTCACAACATCATTCATGGGCAAAGTGGATGAGATCGCGACGAAGTTCAGTCCGGAAACGATTTTGACAGAGCTGGATAAATTCACAACATCATTCATGGGCAAAGTGGATGAGATCGCAACGAAGTTCAGTCCGGAAACGATTTTGACAGAGCTGGATAAATTCACAACATCATTCATGGGCAAAGTGGACGAGATCGCGACGAAGTTCAGCCCGGCAACGATTTTGGGAGAATTGGACAAGTTCACTTCATCATTCATGGGTAAGGTAGACGAAATCGCAAGCAAGTTCAGCCCGGCAACGATTTTGGGAGAATTGGACAAGTTCACTTCATCATTCATGGGTAAGGTAGACGAAATCGCAAGCAAGTTCAGCCCGGAAACAATTTTGAAAGAATTGGACAAGTTCACCTCATCATTCATGGGTAAGGTAGACGAAATCGCAAGCAAGTTCAGCCCAGAAACAATTTTGAAGGAATTGGACAAATTCACCTCATCATTCATGGGTAAGGTAGACGAAATCGCAAGCAAATTCAGCCCGGAAACAATTTTGAAGGAATTGGACAAATTTACGGGTTCATTCATGAAAAAAGTGGATGACGTCGTAAGTAAATTCAGTCCGGATGCAATTATTACACGGGCAGAGGAATTTGTAACCAATATCATAGACAAGGTTTCTGAAAAATTTAACTTTCTAAATCCCGATAAAATCATAGAAAAAGCTGAAAAATTCGTCGATAAAATTGTCGATAAGATTGCAAAAAAATTCGAGAAGTTCAGCCCCGATAAAATCATAGAAAAAGTCGGAGAATTCTTTGAAAAGATTATTAAGGGAATCGCCGAAAAACTGGGGAATATTGATATCGGCGGCTTACTAGGCGGTAAAAATAAGTCTAAAGAAAGTAAAGGCAAGAAAAAAGCTACTAAAGAAAGTTCAAATACCAATGTGGCTAATCGTCCTGCAGCAAACAAAAAAACAGTTTCTTCCCGTTCAAAAACTAAGAAGTCTGGCGGCAAATGGAGCGGGGCCGGCGGATGCTGCTGTGCTGGAATAAGCGCAGGTAAGAGTAAAAAAGTCAAAAATAGAAATGGTTCAACAACTAATAGTCCGGCAGCCAAAGGAAATAAAACAAATCCGGCAAATAATCCTAAATCGCCAAAAGGTTCATCAGGTAAAGGATTCTCGGACCTTTTTAAAACATTAGGAGATTCAAAAGGCCTGAAAGGCGGACTTAAAGGGGTAAAAGGAGCAGCGAAAGGTATCCCGGGCCTAGGTACAATTCTATCTCTTACTGATTTAGCTGGTATAAATAAAGATAATGCTGGCGAAAAAATTGGTTCAGCCGGCGGCGGGATGGCCGGAGCAGCTGCCGGAGCAGCTATCGGCAGTGTCGTTCCGGGAGTCGGTACACTCATTGGCGGAGCAGTAGGGGGAATTGCAGGCAGTTTAGGCGGCCAAAGTTTGGGTGAGTCATTTGATTCTGGTGCTTTGAAAGATACTTGGAACAGTATTACCGAAGGAGCCCAAAGCGCTTGGTCAACTGTCCAAGATACTTGGAACAGTGTATCAGCTTGGTTTATGGATACGGTATGGACGCCAATATCATCGGCAGTTGTAGGAGTGGCTACAAGCATATGGTCAAACATCGTGAACGCGTGGACAACCATACAAACGATATTTAGCACTGTAGCGACATGGTTTATGGACAATGTCTGGACCCCGGTTTCATCGGCAGTTATAGGCGTGGCTACAAGCATATGGTCAAGCATTGTAAGCGCATGGACAACAATAAAAACAATATTTAGCACTGTAGCGACGTGGTTTATGGATAATGTCTGGACTCCGGTTTCATCGGCGGTTGCAGGTGTCGCTACTACTATTTGGTCTAAGATCGTAAATGCATGGACGACGATAAAAAATGTTTTCAGTACAGTTGCCTCATGGTTTATGAGCACAGTCTGGGAGCCGGTTAAATCAGCTGTGATCGGGGCAGCCACAACGATTTGGAGCAAAATGACAGGAGCTTGGGATAAGATTAAGAGCGTATTCAGCGCGGTGTCGGGATGGTTCATGGATACCGTCTGGAATCCGGTCAAAAATACCGTTTTAGATGTTGGAAAAGGGATATCTAATGCTTTTCAAACAGCATTAGACGCTGTGAAGAACATTTGGAAAGGTCTGAGCGGATGGTTTGTAAAGCATATACAAGAACCCCTTACAAAGGTTGGCGATACAATAGCAGGAGCTTTTTCAAAAGCGTTTGGCTGGGTGAAAAAGATATGGGACAAAGCCGGCGGGGTAGCGACCAGCATTATCAACTTCGTGACTGGCGGAGGAGACGTAGACGATTATAAAGGAGAAGACCCAGATAAAAATGCAACTGGAGGTTACATCACGAAGCCGATTGTTTCATGGGTAGGTGAAGCCGGCAATGAGTTTGTCATCCCCGTTCAGAACAATAGAGGCCGCGGGAAAATGCTCTTAGGCCAAGCCGCATCAAAACTTGGAATGCGTGTTGTAGACGATATGGGAGCTGCTTCAGCGTCATCTGGCAATACGCCATCTGTTCCAGGAGGCACAGTAGCCGGCGGATCGATGTCAGCATCAATTTCTCCGTCTGTCGATGCATCAAACCTTAACGGCCAAGTCTCATCATTAGGCCAGCAATTCTCTAAGAGCTTTGATAGCGGGATAAACAATCAAACGGTTAATATGGAGGATTGGAAGAAAAAGAATATTGGAACGCCGTTTAACAATTTGATATCCTCTTCTCCTAATTACGGAAAACAGGTGGTGACCGGCTATGCGAAAGGGCAAAACACTACCGCAACCGGAACAGACGGGTTTTTACAATCAAAAGTAAAAACGCCGTATCAAGCCACAATAAACAAATCATCCTCATGGGGTACCGGAACGGTCAAAGGCTTCGCTGCTGGACAAAACGGATCACAGACCGGCACATCTCAGTACGTCAGCACCCATGTAGAAAAGCCGTTTCTCCGCTCTAAGGAATCATCAAACGGCTGGGGAACAGGAATGATCGGGAATTTTGTTTCAGGCATGACTTCAAAGGGCAGTGAGGTCCATGAGGCTGCCAAGGAACTGGCGAAAAAAGTCGAGAAAGCTTTTCGTGAAGAGTTAGATATCCATTCACCTTCTCGTGTCATGATGAGCTTGGGGCGTTTCGCCTCTGTTGGAGTTGTAAAAGGCCTGGATTCTGTCGATGTGAAAAAGTATGCTGAAAAGCAAGCCGGTTCACTGGCAGCTGCTTATTCCGGAATGGGTGCAGTAGGGGGAAATGTGAAACAGTGGCTCATGGCAGCAATGATGGCCACAAAGACACCATTGAGCTGGCTACCGGGATTAATGACGATTGCTCAGCATGAATCAGGGGGCAACCCGAACTCTATTAACCTGTGGGATAGCAACGCGAAGGCGGGAAATCCATCACAAGGACTCATGCAGACAGTCCCGACCACATTTAATGCTCATAAAGCACCGGGCATGGGTAACATCAGAAATCCGATTCACAACGCTGCTGCCGCGATCGGCTACATTAAAAGCAGATACGGCTCAATTGACAATGTGCCTGGCATTAAAAGCTTGAGGCATGGTGGTCCGTATGTCGGATATGCCAACGGCGGGCTGATTACGAACGAACAAATCGCACGAGTCGGTGAAGGCAACAAACGTGAGTGGATTATTCCTGAGGAACGGGGCATCCGCGGCCGCTATCTTTTGCAAAAAGCTGCCCAAGCACTTGGCATGGAAGTCTCTGATCCTTCTGAGAACAAACAGGACGAGCTTTCTTCAGGCACCGTGGCAGCCGTCACATCCGGAGGCCGCCAAACGGTACAAGCAGTCGGAACGAAAGAAATTAAGATTGAATTCAACGGCGACCAGCATTTCCATAACGGACAGGACGCCGACAGCTTAGCGGCTAAAATTAAGCAAGCATTACTCGATGAATTGCAAAAAGACATTAACACCGGAGCGAAAGGGGTCGTGGCTTTTGACTAAATCTGTCTATGAATTTTGGATATCACAGGGGAAGGTTAAGCTGCGATTTCCTGTTTTACCTGAGACGCTTGATGTATCAAACAGCGTGCAAAATGACTCAGTGAAAATAACCGGCCTGGGTGAAATTACATTTATAGAGGAACTGGGAGCGAAAGAAATTTCGTTCTCTTCTTTTTTTCCTAAAACGTACAGCCCGATTTCTGAATATAAAAATATTCCATCACCAGAAAATGCGATTGCGCAAATTGAAAAATGGATGAAAGCTAAAAAGCCCGTCCAATTCCTGATAACAGGAACAAAAATTAATATGACATGCAGCGTCGAAAGCCTCTCTTATAGTGAAGGGGACAATGAGATAGGTGATCGGGATTTTGACATTGTGTTGAAAGAATACAAAACCGCATCACCAAGAAAGATCAAACAAAAGAAAAAAACAAAAACAAAACGCCCGTCTAAAGCATCTCCTAAAACCTATACAGTGAAAAAAGGAGACACGCTCTGGGACCTCGCCGGAAAGTTTTACGGCAGCAGCACGAAATGGCGCAAGATTTGGAACGCCAATAAAACGGCTATGATTAAACGCAGCAAACGAAACATACGCCAGCCGGGACATTGGATTTTCCCGGGACAGAAATTGAAGATTCCGCAATGAAACAGGTGATGACAGATGATAGAACTATTCGTCATTAAAGAAACGGAATGGCTTGAGCTGGTGGCAGAAAGCGTCTCTCTTGAAGGGCACAGGTATCAGGCGCCGCGCTCCATTGAGGCGACCATTGTTACAAAACAAGGCAGCCAAACGTATTACAGTGTATCAGAGGGCGACACTGTTTTATTTAAATGGAAAGGCAAAGAGCTTTTCAGGGGAATCGTCTTCGCAAGAACACCGGATGAGCATACACTGGCATTCAGCGCTTATGATATGCTGCAATACTTGGTGAAAAATCAGGATGTTTATGTGTTTTCGAACCAGCGGGCCGACCAAATGATTAAGAGAATTGCCAATGATTTTCAAATCCCTGTCACAACGATCGCCAACACGGGCCATACCATCAAGTCTCTCGTATTTAAAAATGATACGAGTCTTTATGACATCATGCTGAAGGCTTTAAAGCAGACCAAGAGCCAGACCGGCCGCAATTATCAGCTTTATTCAGAAAAAGGAAAGCTTGGACTGCGGGAATGGCCTGACCCGGCTGAAATCTGGGTGTTGGAAACGGGCGTTAATATTACGGGATACCAATACAGCACATCGATTAATGATACGGCGACACGAGTGGTGATGCGCCGCCAAAAGGATAATAAAACGTATAAAGCCACTGCCAAAGACAGCGCAGGCATGAGCAAATACGGCGTTCTTCAATATGTGGAGACGGTTTCTGACGACATCAACCAAGCCCAGCTTCAGCAGCGGGCTAAAGTGCGTCAGGCTGAAAAGAAGGGTGTCAAAAAAGAGTTGAAAAATATTCAGGCGATTGGCATTCCAGATCTGCAGAGCGGCTTGCCGGTGTATATTTCAATCCCGGAGGCAGGGGTTAAGAAAACGTATTGGGTTGATTCTGACAGGCATGAGTTTAAAGGAACAAAACATACGATGACCATTGATGTGGTTGAAAAAAATACGATTCCGGAAGGGGCTTCGTGATGAAATTAAGTGACGCCATTAAACAGTTAGCTGTAGGCGCCGTTCATGCTGAGTCACCGGTTGAACTGATGCCGGCTGAAGTGGTTTCCGTTTCCCCTGTCGAAATCAAACTGAAAGAAAACAGCAAACTGATCATTCCGGCAGATTTACTGATCATTCCCAAACGGATGCAGGATGGAGGAGACGATGTGCTTACTGCCGGTGAATATGTGATGATAGCGGCCTTGAGCGGCGGGCAATCGTTTTTTATTTTAGATAAAGTATAGCCAAGCCGCTTCGCATGAAGGGGTTTTTATTTAGCATGTAAAAAGGAGTGGGCATCATGGCCCTTACACCAGAAGTGGAGTTTGAGGATATTGAAGATGACAGCGAAGTCATTGAAACCTCGCAAACGTACAAAATAGATTTTGAAAACGGAAGAATTACAAATGAGCTGATTACCGGGCTTGAGGCGATCAGACAGTTTGTGTATATCGCTTTACAAACTGAACGTTATGCATATTCAGTTTACAGCCATAATGTCGGAAATGAGCTTCAGGATGTGCTTACAGATAATGAGACGACAGATGCCTATAAAAAAATGGAGATTCCAAGGCTGATAGAAGAGGCGTTAATTTATGACGACCGCATTTCGGCTGTTACAGATTTTGGAATTGAAAAACAAGGCGATGCGTTTCATGTTTCCTTTGTGGTTGAGACAGATGAAGGGACGCTTGAGATTGAGGAGGTGATTGGCGAAGATGTTTGAGGAACAGACTTTTGAAGAAATAATGGATCGCATGCTGAACAGCATCTCCGCAGATATTGACACAAGAGAAGGCAGTGTCATTTATAATGCGTTAGCCCCGGCGGCAGCCGAGCTTGCGAAGTCATATATATGGCTGGATACTGTGCTTGAGCTCGTTTTCTCTGATACCGCGCAAGGCGAATTTTTAGACCGGCGTGCAGCGGAAGCGGGGATTGGACGGACTGCCGCGACAAAAGCGGTCAGAGCGGGAGAGTTTACGTCTGGAGTTACCATTCCTGCGGGCTCCCGCTTCTATGTGGATAATCTTTATTTTCAATATACAGCAGATGGGACGCTTATTTGTGAAACGCCTGGTGAAGCAGGCAATGCCAATCTGACCGGACTCAATTTACTGTCGCTGGATACCATTCCCGGTTTAGAAACAGCCATTGTCAAAGAAATCCTGATTCCGGGTCGCGAGGAAGAAGGAGACGACAGCTTAAGAGAACGGTATTTTACACGGGTTCGGCGTGAGGCTGTCAGCGCTAACAAAATGCATTATAAAGAGTGGGCTGAAGAAGTGGACGGTGTTGGGAAAGCAAAGATTTTCCCACTTTGGAACGGGGACGGCACGGTCAAAATTGTCGTTACGAATGCTAATATTGAGCCGGCTTCCGATATCTTAATTCAAAAAGTGAAAGATTATATCGATCCAGAACCAGGACAGGGTGAGGGGCAGGCGCCAATCGGAGCCGTTGTCACAGTGGAAAGCGCGGTCTGGAAGGAAGTTGAGATTTCTGCCGAGGTGCTGCCAGAAGTCAATCACTCGATTGATGAAGTAAAGACAGAAATTCAAGAAGGCGTTTTAAACCTCTTCAAAAAAATGGCATTTGAAGACAACAACATCCGCCTTTCTCAAATTAACAATATCGTCTATAATTCACCATCAGTCAGTGATTATTCCAATATTCGAATCAACGGCACGTCTGAAAATCTGGTGCTGAGCGACGTGGAAATTCCTAAGCTTGGGCAGGTGAAAATCATTGAGCAAACTAGATGATATGACAGCGTATTTGCCGCCATTTCTCACTAGCCTGAAAGAAATGGCTGAGCTGCTGAAAGCGGAAGCGCCTGAGTTTGATAAACAGAATAACAGCATTTTTGATCTGACGGATCAGCTATTTGTTCCGACAGCGACATGGGGGCTCAGCCGGTGGGAAAAGATTTTAAACGTGCCGCGGGAATCAGGCGACACAGAGGAGATCAGACGTTTGCGACTCATTTCTAAAATGTCGAACATCCCGCCAATCACCTACAGGGCCATTGAACAGGCGGTGAATCGCTTCTTAAAAAAACCGTCTGCACAGGTCCGCCTGCTGCCGGGCGAATACCGATTTAACGTGGATGTCAATGTGGATGATCTTCAGCATATGAATGAGCTGATCGAAGCCATCGAAAACATGAAGCCCGCTCATTTGGCATATACGCTCAGAGGCGGATTGAACGAGACGCTTCAAATCAAAGATACAGTCATCCTGAATCACCGCAGATATCGAACAGCCAGTGAGCTGAAGGTCGGTTATTCTGTCACCCTTAATAATAATGAGGTGGTCTTAACTTGATTTCAAATATATACAGAGAACGCACAGCTGCCGATCTGAAAAGCAGAATTCATCACGTACTGCTTAACGGCCAAGAAACAGAAATAGCGGAGCTCACCATTGATGGAGCAACAGTGACCGTTCTGACAAAACGTGAGGAAGATATCAAACATATAGAAACGGTACAAATTTTTGACGAACTGGGCAATGTCATTACAGAAAGAAAAACAGACCTGGACGTCAGCGAAAACCGAACACTTGATTTCAGATTTTCTTTTGAGGTGGTGTAAACATGGCATACGAAGAAAAAACAGACTGGCTCCCGGACGACCCAATCAACGAGGACGACGTCAACCGGTGGGAAAAAGGAATAAAAGACGCCCATACCGACCTCGCCGCCCACAAAAACGACATGAACAACCCCCACAACACAACAAAAGCGCAAGTCGGGTTGGGGAATGTGAATAACGTGCAGCAGGCATCAAAGGTTGAATTTAACGAACATAATAATGATTCTACACGGCATATCACTTCCACAGAGCGTGAGGAATGGAATGCAAAGGAGACGCCTGGCGGAGCTCAAGAAAAGGCAGATAAAGCAGAAGTAAACGCAAAAGCATATACAGATGCCTTTGCCGAACGGAGAGATAATCCAAATCAAGTAACAAAAGCACAGGTTGGTCTCGGAAATGTGGATAATGTGAAGCAAGCATCACAAACTGATTTTAATTTACATTTAAACGATAATACCGTTCATATATCTAAAAGTGAAAGAAAAAAATGGAATGGAGCCCAACTAACCAAACTGACAGGTGATGAAGGGAAAAGAACAAAAATTCCAGATGGTACGGATATTCTCACACTTCCTACCGGTTTTTATTATGCAGTTGGAAGTGTTATTGTAAATAATCCTGTTGAAGGCGATACAGCTTGGTATAACTATGATGTGGTTGAGGGGGAGCAAGGAAGGAAAAGTATAGTAGCATATCAAAGCTGGGGTGTCACAATGTGGATTGGCATGATACACACAGACAGTTTATTTAGAGGATGGAAACAAATTGTAACAACAGAATTGCTAAACACAGTGCGAAATGAATTAGATAATCATGTCAATGCCAATAGTAATCCTCATTCTGTTACAAAAACACAGATTGGGCTTGGAAATGTGGATAATGTCAAACAGGAAACGCCTGCAGGTGCACAGGAAAAAGCAGATAAAGCTTTGAATTTATCAAAACAATATACAAATAATACAGCCTTTATTTCTCGACCAATAAATTCAATTACAGACGCAAACGATATGAGCCTTCCCCCAGGAACTTATCGGTTGGATACCAATTATATGAATGAAAACCCAACTTTACAAAATCAGTTTCCATCTAATGATAATAGAACTGGCTTGCTAGTGGTATATCCGTCTGCAAATAAATGGGCGACACGCCAAGATTGGTTTAGTATTTCTACAAAAACTCTTTTTTCAAGGGTAGCTACTAATAGTACTGAGTATAGTGAATGGTTTGTAGTAGAAACTGCTGAGGGTTCTCAAAGCAAAGCTAATAAAGCATTAGCAGATGCCAAAAACTATATCGATACCAACTATACAAATCAGAAATTAACCATTCTAACAGGTACTGATGCTATACAAGACGCTAGAACTGGAGGAAATGAATATCCTAAAGGACTTACTTTTATGGATATAGGGCAGGGGAATACAACAGGCTATCCTTTGGGTTATGGAATAATAAAAAATGAAAAATATAGTGATTATCGTTTCGCTCAATATTTTTATGGTACAGGTAATGAATCTAGTTCTTATTTTGACAGTACTGGTACTTGGATACGCCACTGGTGGAGTGGTTCGGGGTGGACAGCATGGCAAAAGATTTCAGGATTTGTCCATACCAATATCGGAACCACAGGCAAACAGCTCTTGAAAAAAGGTGAGCAGCAGAAAATACTTTTTAATAGAAAAATAAAAGACAGCCACAATGCTTTTGATATTAAAAATAACAGATTTATTTGCCCGAATAGCGGAATGTTTTTGGTGAATGCTGGCCTCTATGTGGAGAATGTACAAAGGTATGCAAACTTTGAGATGGAAATTTATTTGAATGGAAAAATCTATAAAAATATCTCTCATTATAGAAATAGCCCAGCCAGTCCTTCTGATAGTTCTCAGTTTAATGTAGGAGTTTATGGGGCTGCGACAGTGCCCGCCGATACTGGAGATTATATTGAAATTTATCTTTATGTGGGGTATGACGGAGATGTACCTCGTTATATTACTGACAATTCTGGCTGGTATAACTATTTTGACGTCACAGAGATAGGCGGAAGAAATTATCCAAGATTTTAGGAGTTGAATAAATTTGATATTATACGACGCAATCATGTACAAATACCCCAACGCTGTGCCAAGAAAGGATTTTGAACTGCGGAATGACGGAAATGTTTCCTATATTGAAAAATGGAACCTACGCGCCCCAATCCCAACACAAAAAGAACTCGAATCCTGGTGGGAGGAGTCGAAAAAAAATCCGCCGTATGAGCCGCCTGATCAGGTGGAGCTACTTGCTCAGGAATTGTCGCAGGAAAAGCTGGCTCGCATGCAGCTTGAAAAACTGAACAAAACGTTGGGGAGCGAGCTGTCAGATATAAAGCTTTCATTACTTTCCTTGAAAGGAGATCATGCTGAATGAATTATTGGGTGCTTGCCCTCCATTATGAGTGGGCGACAGCAGATATGGTGAAACAGGCCATAGCATATAAAGACTGTTCAATTGAGGATCTGGCAGAAGGCGTGAACAAAAAGCTGATCACTTCTGACCAGTATAAAGAAATTACCGGTAAAGCCATGTAGGCTTTTTTATTTTGCCTGTTTTTAGGCAAAAAGGAGGATGAAGATAGTGAAGTATCAATATGAGTTTCCTCTCGATAAGACTGGGAAAGCCGGAGCTGTAAAGCCCTACAGAGGAGAAAAAAATGATTTTGTGACACCTGTTTCGAACTTGTCAGGTGTCGCGGAGGTTTTAACAAACGCTGCCTTAAAGGCAACTGACGCATACAGTCAGCTTGGACAAGACCGGCTTGGCGCAGTTCTAATTTCGAAAGTGAAGGGCTGGGCGTATGCAGATCGTGAAGGCACGCTCTTTATAGAAGAAAGCGACAATAACAATGTTTGGACAACGACTGTAGCAGTTAATGTCGCAGCGGGTGTCCTGATAGCGACAGACTGGGTGTACCTTACTAAACGCTATTACCGCTTTCGTTATGTGAACGGGAATCTTCAGCAATCAGAGTTTGTATTATACCAGTCAGTCGGCGCGGGTGAGATGGACGTGCGTTTAAATGGAAAAGCGCCTTTGCAGATTGACTTTTCGGAGAATCAAACAGACGATGGACGGCTGAAAGTTGAAGCTGGCAAAACGTTTGACTTTGTCTTTCATGAAAATGCAGAGTCCGCCGACGAAGGTGCTGCTTTACCCGTAGAAGGCGTCGCGCATTTACTCGTTGAAGTATACGGCACAGCGGAAACTAGTGAGGTGAAATTTTGGGGTAAATCGGTGTCAGGACAGAAATTTCCGATCAGAGGTGCGAAATCTGATGATGCATCCTCTGCCTCGAGTACGTTAGGGAAAGCTGAGGCATGGACCTTTGATATTAAAGGGTTTAAGGAGATCATCATGGAGATTGCCAGTATCACAGGCGGGACTCTTTCGATAAAAGGAACCGCGGTTTCATAACAATTTCGGCCTTCGGAAAGGAGGTGATCCGCATGTAAAGGGGGAGTGAATGATGCAGCAAGACATAGATGTTAATGGGTTTCAGCAGGACTTAGCAGATTTAAAAGGTGAGCAAAAAGCGCTTGAACAGAGAGTATCAGCATTAGAACGCGTATCTGACCGGCAAGACCAGCAAATCATGACGCTGAACGAAAAATTAAACAAAATTGATGAAAATACAACGTGGATTAAACGCACCATCACAGGTGCCATCATCACAGCAGTGTGCACAGGGGTCATTGGCGGAACCATCGCCATTATGTACAACCTGCTGCAGCATTAAAGGGGAATTTTAATGAAAACATATGATAAAGGCACGGTCATCAGGACGGTGCTTCTTTTGCTTGCCTTAGTAAACCAAACGCTGCTGATGTTTGGCAAATCGCCTTTAGACATCAGCGAGGAACAAGTGAATCAGCTGGCAGACACGTTTTATGCAGCGGGGTCTGTCTTGTTTACGATTGTCACAACACTTGCCGCTTGGTTTAAAAACAATTATGTAACAGAAAAAGGAAAGCGGCAGCAATCTTTATTAAAACAAAACAATTTAACAAAATAAGGAGAGATTCAAATGGTTAACATTATCCAAGATTTTATTCCCGTAGGTGCCAATAATCGTCCGGGTTATGCAATGACGCCGATTTATATTACAGTTCACAATACGGCAAACACATCCGTCGGAGCCAATGCTGAAATGCATGCCCGTTATGTGAAAAATCCGGATACACCGACAAGCTGGCATTTTACGGTTGATGATAAGGAAATTTATCAGCATTTGCCGCTGAATGAAAACGGCTGGCATGCCGGAGACGGCAACGGAAGCGGAAACCGCCAATCTATTGGAATTGAAATTTGCGAAAATGCTGATGGGAATTTTCAACTGGCGACCGCAAACGCCCAATGGCTGATCAAAACATTAATGGCATCGCACAGCATTACGCTTGCAAATGTCGTGCCGCACAAGCATTGGTCCGGCAAAGAATGCCCGAGAAAGCTATTGGATACATGGGAACAATTTAAAGCGGGAATCGGCGGCGGAGGCGTTCAAACGTATACTGTCCAAAAAGGCGACACACTCTCAGCGATCGCAAGAAAATTTGGTGTAAGTGTGGCAGATTTACAGGAGTGGAACAATATTAAGGACCCAAACCTGATTCAAGTCGGACAAGTGCTGATCGTCAGTGCCCCTGCACAAGCTGTAGAGCCTGAAGCATATCCGCTTCCTGACGGCATTTTGCAGCTGACAACTCCTTATACATCGGGGGAAAAAGTGTACCAGGTTCAAAATGCGCTCGCAGCACTTTATTTTTACCCTGATAAAGGGGCAGTAAACAATGGGATAGATGGCATTTACGGACCAAAAACGGCAAACGCGGTATCTCGTTTTCAATCTGTTAACGGGTTGACGGTTGACGGCATTTACGGACCGGCCACAAAAGCGAAAATCGCTGCCCAGTTATCCTAACCACAAATAGAGTCCGAAACGCATATGGTTTCGGACTTCTTCAGCAAAATAGAAATCCCGGATCACCCCGGGATTTTATTTTTTCTTCTTCAATCTCTTTAGGATTCCGATACTCCGCTCCTTCATTTTAAGCGAATATCCCGACAGTCCGAACTTTCCATAATCTATGAATTTCACACGCCGTACAATTTTTTTCACATCATCACCTTGACTATCCTCTGATTGCTCCTATTATATGTCAAAGACGGAGAAAAGGAATAAGGACAAGAGCCGTTTCCCTTGTCCTTTAGTGTGATCATGCTTTTTTTCTTTTATACTCGTCAATCAGCCGCTCATTTTCTTTGAAAATTCTTGCCGTGTGGGGGCTGACCTGATAGCTCGCGACGCTGGTGATTGATCTCTTTTTTAATATCTTAAACGGTTTAGCCGCGCGGGTCGAATGATCGTTTTGAAAAGCACGTTCCAT